TTTGTCCATGAATACTTTCACCACTGGATCAAGACTCCTCTTGTTCACATATCGTGGGAAGCGGGCAACCATCCCTACCTCAGTAAAATACTTTTGGTCGATGTACCTATTATAGTTTTCGCTTCTATAGACATTTATTTTAAAATTACATGCCCCATCCTTCGTCATAAACTCGGAAGGATACCGTTCATAGAACGGCCTCTCTATCAAGTCATCTGCTCGAGGGGGCGGGACCGAAAAGCCAGTCCGACATGTGTTGGATTAGAATTTGAACTCATTAAATCTAAAAATTCTTGGGTTATCGGTTCAAATCTGCCAAAATCCTTGGCATTTCCATGGGTCCATAAGCCCACAATTTTTCCATCTTGATCCAAGACAGGGGATGTGCATACTCCTGAATAAGTAATTGCATTGCACCATCCACGAGGACTAGCAAAGCCTACCATTGAAACTGGTGCTTTTTCCTCTCCGGTAATGTAACCATAAACAGTTACTATTCCGGCCTCCTCCATAATTCTCAAATCTTTCTTTTTAAAAGGGGAGGGAATTCCGTTGACTTCAAAAGCCAATATTTGGGAATTCATAACAATACTCTTTTCTGACAAGAGTTCCAACACATGGGTTGCGTTTACAGCTCGATACTTCTTAGTTGAATCTTCTGATAGAGCATGCAACACTACAAACATTTTATTTGCTACCATTGTACCAGTACACAAAAACTGGCCTTCATCATTAAAAATTTTGAACACTCCTTCTGCGAGTGTTGCTGGTCTCCAAGCTTGTGATTCTAGAACTTTCGTTACTTTCTCTAATCCTTTTCTTGCTTGTTGTAGAAAATCATCATAATCTTTTCTGGTGACCATAATTTTCCCACCTCTTGTCTTTGAGGCAGCCACTTTTCTTCTAAATTCCGAATCGTCTTTTGTGTGTGGCACTGGTATGACTGTTGCTTGACCTCGAATATACGTTCTACCTGCTTTCTTACTGTAAGCCGGGTTAGGTCGTCTATGATAAGTCATATAAT